AAGCCCGTTTGGAGGAAGCATTGAGTCAGGGAACGCAGATTCAGGATGGTCCAATGCTGCATACATGTAATGCCTAAGAAGTTTCCAAAAGCTGTAAAAGAAAGAGCTTTTAAATTATATTTAGCAGATGAGTATTCTGCTAAAGAGATAGCTCAACAAATCTCTGCAGAGCATAGAGTAGTTGTCAATGAACAAACTATATATGCTTGGGTTAGACAAGACGATTGGAAAACTAAAAAAGCAGAGACGCAAGCTAAAGCTATGGAAAAAGTGCAAGAAACTGAATCAAATAAACTCGCTAGAATGCAAGATGAGCATCAAGCATTATATAAAGGTATAAGAGATAAAGCTGGTGTAGAATTAAATTCATTGGTTTTTGAGAGAGCTTTTGATGCGGTAAAAGCTTTAGACATAGGAATACAAGGTGAGAGACAAGTTGCTGAGGGATTAATAAATGTTCAGTTTATTCAAGATGTGGTTGGTATTTTAGTAGAAGAAATAGATGATCCTGAATTAATTAAAAAAATAGCGGCTAAATTAAAAGTCTTAATGGCATCAAAAGATAATGAGTGATGAATTAACAACATATGAAAAAGCATTTGAATTACTTGCAGAAAAACTAGAAAAAAGTAATAAGTATGCTATAGGTAGTTTTTGGGAGTTTACTAGAGATATATGGTCTCAGGGTTTTGAACACCCAGAGTATTTTCAAGCATGGCATGTAGGTAAACTTACTGAAGAAGTCGAAAAGTGTATTGAGGATGGTCTTAATTATTTAGCAATTTTACCTAGAGCACACTTTAAATCAACTATCCTTGGACATGCTTTTAGCATTTGGAGAAGTTTAAAAATACAAGGTAATGCTAATATTTTATATCTGTCCTATAGTGACACTATGGCTAAGTACCATATATCTGAAATAAATAAAGAGGTAAATCGTAATCCGTTGTTAAAAGATATGATGACTAATCGAGCTCCTAAAGCAGACTTTACTTTTAGATATGACACAGGTAATGGTGGCAGTGCTGAGATATTACATGGAGGACTATTTTCTTTCAAAAGAGGTATGCACGTCAATGGTGCTTTGATTGCTGATGATATATTAAAAGACCCTGAGAGTCCTTTAGCGTTGGGACAGATGAACAAAATTGAGGACCATTTTTTAACAGAGTCTTTGTTCATACCTAATCAAGGAGTGCCTGTTGTAGTAGTGGGTACTCCAATGATGCCGGGAGATTTACTTACTGTATTAGAAAAAGATGATAGATTTGTAGCAAGAAAGATGCCAGCACTAGACCCTGAACCGGGTAGAAGAGTATTGATGCCAGAGTTATATAGTGAAGAGTGGTTATTAGAACAACAAAAAGCTAAACCTAAGTCATTTGCATCAGAGTTTTTATTACAACCGCATTTTAATACAGAGGCTTATTTTGATTCTGAAGATATAGAGAAATGTGAAGATGCGAACTTGCGGTCTTTACCTACAACTGTTCAGCATAACTTTGCAGATGATGAAGATGTGTTTGCAGGATTTGACGTAGGTAAAAAAAGACACCCGTCTCACTTAGTTGTATTTAGAAGAAAAGGTGAACGTGTAGAACAAATACATCAGTCTTGGTTAGATGGTTGGGATTACTCTGAACAAATAGAATACTTAAATGAAGCTGCAAGAAACTTTGGGCTTACAAAGGGTTACATAGATAACACTAGAGGGGAGTTAGAAGATAGAGGACTAGATAGAACATGGTATCCTTTATCATTTAGTTTAAAGTCTAAAAACAATATGGCACATATATTTGAACAGTATGTGCATTCAGGTAATTTATTTTTAATTAGAGACACTAGACAACGACAACAGATACTATCAGTTAACAATGAATTAAAAGCTCCAGAGACTCCAATGGGTCATGGAGACGCTTTCTTTTCAATAGCGATGGCATTACAAGCAGCGTATGAAACAGGCATATACAACGTGCAAGCTGTAGGTGATCTCCAAGACTTTGTACATGATGTAGATCCTTCATTAAAATATTCAAATTTAGATAAAAATAAGCCAGAAAAGTTAATCGATTTCGACAAAAAGGTGTATAATGATAATAGCAAAAACTTAGAAGCACCCAATCCAAATTGTACAGAGGACTTCTGTGGTCCCTCATTATGGGTACCGGCTAGGGGTTTGTGCCTTTATTGTAATTATAAAAAATCATAGTAACCATAGGAGGTTCATTTTGGTCACGTTAACACAACAAGCAGAAACAGTAGCGTCAAAGAGATATTATTTAAAAGACGAATCAGGTGAACCTGAAGAAAACGCAAACACATTATTAGAAAGAGTAGCTAAAGCTATTGCATCTTCTGAAAAATTATATGGTAAATCAGATGCAGATGTAGAGTTAACTACTAAAGAATTTTACGACATGATGACAGAGTTAAATTTTATACCTAACTCTCCGACACTCATGAATGCTGGTACAGAACAGGGCACGTTGTCCGCATGTTTTGTATTACCGTTAGAAGACAGCATGGAAGATATTATGAAAGCTGCTCACGACATTGCTATGGTGCAAAAGTTTGGTGGTGGGACAGGTTTTGCTCTAAGTAAACTACGACCAAAGGGCGACAAGATTAAGACAACACATGGTATTGCATGTGGTCCAATACAAGTATTACAGACACTATCTAGAGTATCATCTATGATTACACAGGGTGGTAAAAGAGATGGTGCAAACATGGCAGTAATGTCAGTGTACCACCCAGACATATTAGAGTTTATTGACTGTAAAAAAGTTGAGGGTGATATACATAACTTCAACATATCAGTAGGTGTAGACTCTAACTTTATGAAAGCTGTAGAAGCTAATCTTAATTACCCGCTAATTAATCCAAAGAGTAAACAAGTGGTTGGGGAGTTAAATGCAAAAGAAGTATTTGATAAAATGGTATACGGTGCATGGAGAAATGGCGAACCGGGTATGATTTTTCTAGATGAAGTGAATAAAGACAATCATGTTACAGAAGAATATGGTGAAATGATTGCGACAAATCCATGTGGGGAGCAACCATTATTAGGAAATGAATCGTGTAATTTAGGCTCTATTAACTTAGCTAAGTTTGTACAAACTAAAGAAGTAAGACCTTACATTAACTGGGAAGGATTACGCACTACAATTATAACAGCTACAAGATTCTTAGACAATGTAATAGATGCTAATAAGTATGCCACTCCTGAAATAGAAAAAATGACTAAAGCTACAAGAAAGATAGGTCTAGGTATTATGGGTTTTGCAGACATGCTTACACAACTTAGAGTATCATATGATTCTAAAGAAGGTAGGAAGATAGGTTCTGATGTAATGAGGTTCTTAAAAGTACACGCAGATAAAGCATCTAAAGATTTAGCAGAAGAAAGAGGTGCTTTCCCTGCATGGGATAACAGTGATTACGGTGAGGATGAAAAATATAGGAACGCTTGCCGACTAACTGTTGCCCCTACAGGAACTATCTCTATGTTTGCTGATGCGTCTAGTGGAGTAGAACCACTATTCTCTTTGGCATATAGAAAGATGAACATATTAGAGGGAGAGACTCTTTACTATGTAAATAAATACTTTGAACAAGATGCTAAAGATATGGGCTTTTATTCAGAAGAACTTATGGAATACTTATCTGATGGTGGTTCATTAAAAGATAGAACAGAAGTGCCAGATGAAATAAAAGAAATCTATACAACAGCACCTGAAATATCTCCTGAAGCACATGTAGGAATGCAAGCAGCTTTCCAAGAACACTGTGACTCTGGGATATCTAAGACGATAAACTTTGCAAATGATGCTACAATAGAAGATGTGTACACAACTTATATGCTAGCTTGGAAGACAAAATGTAAAGGTATTACAGTTTACAGAGCTGGTAGTAGAGATAAAGAAGTGTTAGTAACTGCACACAAATCAGAGGAGACAAATGCCCCTGAAACAGAAGAACAACTTAATTTCTTTCAAGAGATAGAAGAAGCAGACTGTTGTGTAGAACCTAACATAGTAATGGAGTCTGGTTGTAAAACATGTAAAACTTGCGGGTGGAGTGCTTGTCATATAGCATAAATTCACAGTTTTAGCAAAAAATAGTATAATAATAGTAGGAGAAAAGATATGCCTATAGGTAATATGTTAAGAGACAGACAAGAACAGTATGTCGCACAAAAAGATAATGCTGGTACTTGGAGAATACTCGATACTTGGCATGAGGATTTAACTAAATTAGATCCTGAAGATGAAATAAATGACGCTAGTGATGCAGTTACAATTTTATCTGAAGGAGGTTTTCTAGCTTTAGTTAGAGAAGCAACAAGATTAGGGGTGTTACAAAATGCTGCTCTAATGGAAAATGATGCTTTGGCTGACCAAGTAGCAGAGTTAAAAGAAGAAAACGATAAATTAAAAATACAAATTGAGACTACCCCTGCAGTTGAAGTTACACATGAAGAAAAAGCAGGGTTGAAACAACATGCAATAGACACAATAGCTAAGATAGTAGCTATAGATAGTGTTGAAATAACTAAGGAATAGGGTATATGAAATTAGGAGATTATCTTCCAGAAGTTCCTGAAATGGCTAAGTCCATGGGAAAACTTGGTTCTCAGATAGATATGTTTGGGGACATGATGGAATTAAGTAAAGCCGCTGGGGATACTGGTAGTGGACCTACATTTGGTGTTGATTACATAGTAAACACTTATGTAAGAAATCAACTTGCATATAGAAAACAATTAATTCAAGACTTACAAACTGTAGCGTATACTTGTGAAGAATTAAGAGCTCCTATAATGCACATTACTGGAGAAGTATTTAGACGAGGTATAAAATTTGAACCCAAGGTAGAGGAACCTGATGAAAGTCAATTAGATAGAATAAATGAGTTCTTAGATGACTGTAATGTTTTTGATCAAGGTTTAGAAGAAGTATTAAGACAATTTCACTGGGACTTAAATACTGTAGATGATGCTTTCTTATATTTTTCAAAAGAATATTACGATAATGGTGACGGTACTTTACGTTCAAGAGTAACAGAAATTAGAAGAATTAATCCTGCACTTATAGAATTTGATTTAGATGAAACAGGGTTACCTAAAAACTCACATTTTTTCTGCCCTATTCATAGAGAACAGATAAAAGAATCTCCTGATCCATGCCCTGAAGATAAGTGCGAACAAACTTTACAACCTGCTATGTACAGATACCTGTATAGAACAGAAGTGCATTATTTCTTAGATACTGAGATAGTGCATCTATCTAAATTTAATCCGAGTGAAACATATGGTTGGTCACCTATTTTAACAATATTTGAAAAAGCTCTGACCTTGATTGGTATGGACAGGAATTTATATAGATATTTCTTTGAAAGAAAAATGCCTGCGTCTATGGTTATGGTAACCACTGATGACCCTGAAAGTTTGAAGAGGGAGCGTGAAGCACTTGCGGCTAAAACACGACAAGACCCTAACTATATACCTATGATTGCTGTATCTTCTAGAACAAATAGAGGTAGAGTTGACATGGTAAGACTATTTCATACATTACAAGAGATGGATTACTTACCAGTAAGAGCAGAAATAAGAGAAAGAGTATCTGCTATATATGGTGTATCTCCTGTTTTCCAAGGAGCACCTGATTCATTTGGTGGACTAACGCAACAAACTTTACAATTAACAGTGATGAGTAGAGTTGTTGAAAGAGACCAACGTCAGATTATAGAAAAAGTATTTGCTGCTATATTAGATAATTTTGGGATTACAGATTGGGAAATGACTCTTCCTAACCCTGAAGAAAAAGCTGAAGCTACTAGAATTGCTCAATCACAACAAAGAGCTGCGATTGCACAACAAATGTTAGCTATGGGTTTCAATGTAGAACTTAAAGGTAACAAACTAAAAGTAGATGAGTTAGACTTTATAATTGATGGGCAAGCTGTACCTACTGCTCAAATGGCTGGTGAACAACAAGCATTAGCATTAGAACAAGCCGAAGAACAATATGCACAACAAAAAGCAGCCATGGAACAGATGCAACAACAGCAAGAAATGATGGCTGAAGCCGGTGAACAAGAGGGGGGTATTGAACCCGGAGGAGATCCACGCCCTAGAGTAGATGATGCTACAGGAGATGTTACTATAGAAAATGCTGTAACGGACATACCTGAAAGAATAGCTAATATAGAATCTAAAAACATAAAAAACCCTGAATTAAAAAAAGGTGTAGCTACATCTACATGGATAGACAGTTTAGCGGATCAAGGTTATCAGTTCCCTATAATTAAAGAAGTATCTGCAGATGGAAGACAGATATGGTTTTCTAATGGTGGAGAAGAATATGTAGGGAATTTAGGTGGTACAGGAATTAATAATATTGAAAAAGCGTATTTTGGAAATCCTGTCTTTTCTGAAGCTGGGGGTAAAAAATATGTGGGGGATCAATATCAGTATGAACGAGGAGATGGCAGTTCTAAACCTAAAGCAGTAGACGTATCAGAGGACGATGATGACTAATGAGTGAGAAGTTTTCTATCAAAGATTCAAAATATTCTGCTTTACCCAAGTCAGCTGCTCCTAAATCTCCAAATGAACCTGATCAGTATGAGGATCATTCTTACAATCATAGAGAAGTAAAACCTGATGGCACTACTATTTACTACTATGACAATGGAGTTAAAGCTATTCACCACCCTAAAAAAACCGGTAAAGAATATCATAGAAGTGCTATGAAACATCACGGTGAAGAAGCTCAAAAATTTACCGATTCAAAAGAAACTGACAAGGCTTTGTCACATTTAAAAGCTAGAATCGGGCATAGATTAGCTTTACAGAGTAAACAAGGCGAAGAAGAATCCAGTGTAGATAAACTATATAAAGACTTTGGTGGGGCTACTTCAGGTGCAGGAGATATAGTTGCTGTGGCATCTGATCCCGGTATATTTACTGAAACTTATAGTGGCACTAATAAAAAGAAAAAGAAAAGCACTAAACAAGAGATAGAGGAAAACAAAGAGAAAAAACAGAAAGCTAGTGGTCCAGACAAATTAGATAAATGGTTAGCTGAAACTGAAGAAAAAAGTTTAAATTTATTTGACATTACTAAATCTGATCCAGCACCTAAATATCACAAAGGTAGAACTGGAGGACTTACTCCAGACGCTTCTATAAAAACTCCAGAAGAAGAAAGAGATGTAGAAGAATACATGGAAGCACGAGCTGAAAATGCAGAGAACAGGGCTTTTGGGCTCACTAAAACCGCACAGTTTAGTAATTATGTTGTAAATTTAATTAATGATGTAAGGAAAGAACTAAACAAAGCTGATGAAGAAGAAGACGTTGAATTATCTGATGAGGACCACGAAAAGATGTTAAATGTTGTGGAAAAAATTGAAACCCAACATAATCGACATTTTGAGTTAATGCAACATATAATAATGAATAATTTTAAAGAAAATCCTTCTAGATGGAAAATTGCTTTTAATGACTCATCTTTAGAAAAAATGGAAACTGATTGGTCAAAAGGCAAAAAAGATGGTAAACTAACTAATATGCCTTTTTTAGGAGACTATAAGAAATCAATTGAAGGCAGGAGAGAAAACCCTCCACAAGTAGAAAAACAATACGGGGCAAAAAGAAACCCAAGACCTGACCCTAATGGGTATAGGAATCCACCAAACAGGAGGGTTCCAAAGGATTAAGAGGAGAATAGC